ACACTTCAAGAAAAAAGATAAATGGAAAGTTGTAAATTATTTCAAAGAGTATAGAATGAAATCATGGCTATAACATACAGAGGTGAGAGATTTGCAGGGTACAATAAACCTAAGAATGCACGAACTAAAACTAAGAAGTTTGCTGTTCTTGCAAAGTCAGGTAACAAAGTTAGATTGATTAGATACGGAGATGCAAACATGACAATCAAGAAGTCATCTCCTGCTAGACGTAAATCTTTCAGAGCTAGACATAGATGTGCTACTGCTACGAACAAGCTCACTGCTCGTTATTGGTCATGCAAAAAATGGTAAAGAAAAAAACTTGGTCACGTAAAAACATCACTATCGTTTGTGGGTATTGTCTTATGTGTAAAAGACAGCTCTTGAGTAACGAAGGTGGATGGATTATAAATGCAGAGAAGAAGTATTTTTGTCATGAAGGAAGAGACGGAAGTTGCTTTGATCAATATTGTAAAAAAGGAGTAGAAAATGTACGGAAAGAAAATGAAAAAGCCTTCTATGCCTAAGAAAGCTAAGAAGAAAAAAAATAAGAAGAAGAAATAATGCCAAAGAAAAAAGGTAAAAAAAAATATACTGCAAAGCAGATGAAGATAGCTCGTGTAGCTTTTCCAAGAGATCGTATTACAGCAGCTGATTTCAGAGCTTTAAGAAAAGGTAGAAAAAAAACATGACAACTAAATCAGTTAAAGCACCAAGAGGTTTTCATTGGATGAAAAAAGGTAGTTCATTTAAATTAATGAAAGGTGCTTACAAACCACACAAAGGAGCTGTAAAGATGGCAAAGTTTACAGTACAGAAAAGACATGGCTAAACTTTGTGCAAAAGGTAAAGCTGCTGCTAAACGTAAGTTTAAAGTATATCCATCAGCGTATGCCAATATGTACGCTGCTGGTGTATGTAGCGGTAGGATAAAACCTAAAAGAAAAAAGAAAAGATAATGTCAAAAGGTTTACGATCATGGGTCAGAGCCAACTGGGTAGATATTGCTAACCCAAAGAAAGGTGGTGGCTTTCCTAAGTGTGGTCGTAGTGGTGGTGAGAAGAGAAGAAACTATCCTAAGTGTGTGCCTTTATCTAAAGCAAGAGCTATGTCACCAAGTCAAAGACGTGCTGCAGTATCAAGAAAACAAAGAGCAGAAAGAAGAACTCGTACAGGTAAAAAACCTAACTATGCGAGGACTTAGCCAATTCTTTTTTAACGATCTCATAATCCTTCCAAATAAATTCTAAAGGTTTCCACATACCTGTCTGTCTAACTTTCTGTCGTCTGTAATGTATGATGGTTGAATGATCGTAGTTAAAAAAGTTTCCAAGTTTAGGTGTAGAGATTTGATAGTGTTCTAAAATATAATTAATGATAACAGCTCTTGGCTTGACCATATAATTTAATCTTCTTCTACTCATTATATCATCAGCAGCTACATTGAAGTGCTTAGATACTGTGGCTAATATTTTATTAAATATTTCATAACCAACAGGAGGATGATACTCTGTTTCTTTTTTTATTCTTTCTCGATCCTCTTTCATTTTATATTTATCGATAAGTGCTTGGCTTTTGTAGACAAGATGTGTCTCGGCTAGCCTGTAGCCATTTTTAAATCCTGTTCTGTATATTTGTAGTTCTCTTGGTGATAGTTCTCTAAACATGATAGCTCTCATGCCTAGTTTTATTTGTTTCTTTTTCTTTTGTATTTGTTCAAAGTGCATAGCTTCCTCTTAGTTGTTGCCAACTTTTTCTAGTTGTTTTTGTTTTTTGTTAATAAGAGTTAAGCTCTCATTAACTGGTCCTCGTAGTCTGCGACTTTCAAATGTAAGCTATAACTTTCAGCTTTTAATTTGTTAGCCTTATGTAAGTGCTTGACGTACAGTTCACTTTTCTTTCTCTGTAAGTCCCTTACTTTTTGCAGACTCTCCTTGATCTTTTGTAGATCCTGAGCCATTATTTTCCTCCTTCACTTTTGTAAAGTCCCATTTAATCTCATTGACTTTCACTTCTACCAACTCGCCTTCATTTGAAGGATTGGCAGCCTTCTCAGCATCATCAAACTTTTCTATGTAAGTAAAGTTTGCGTTGCCATGTCTATATCTTACAACATTTTTAGCCGTTTTGTCAATCATTGTAGTCTCTCTCCAATATAAACTCTAGGTTTTGTATGGCTTTTAGTATATCCTCTTTTCCGTTTTTTTTCGAATGCCTCGAAACGTATTTCACAACACAGCCTTCAGGGAACAATAAATTATTAGCCACAATATATTCAATAGGTTGGATTTTAAAATCCTTGTAGTGTGAACCACCAACTTGTTTCTCTAAATTCTTTTTATTCATAAAGTTACTTAGCTAAGAGGCGAGGAAAAACAACGATTCGAAAGGAAGCCAAGGGGATGGCTAAAACCTCGCCTCAGAGCAGAGATCATAGTTCTCGTAGATTAGTATGATCTTCTTTGATTACTACCATAAGTTCCAGTTCTTTTGAAAGGTTTTTTATAACCTGTGAAAGACTGTTGCTTACCCCCTCCAGTTGGTCCTGATTGTGTATTATCTTGTGGTGTTAATACAACATTCAAACCACCAGTAGGTGTTCCATCTTCCTCTGTATCATCAAAGGCAGCTTGGTTATACCAAACACCATTGATGTTAGCAGACAATCTCCATGTCTTACCTGGAGGAGATTTAGGATTGATGGGTGCTACAAAGCTAGGTCGATTATCGCCTGGCTGTTTGTCAGCATTCGGTATAAGTTTTATATATAGCTTATCCATTTATATTTTCTCCTGTTTAGTTATTAAATTCATCCTAGCTTTAAACGCATTTTCTAGCAGTTTAAAATCTCTTGGATGATTTTTTTGTGTGTCATTAAATGTAGGTGCATACACATGATAACGAAGATGATTTAATCTTGTTTCATGTGGAGCTTTCTTTAACTCCTCTACAATTTTATTGACGGGTGTACCCTTCGTACTTGAAGGGTCTTTAGTTTCCTTGGCTGTCGGTATGTTTAAAGATGTTAGCTCTTCGAGGGAGGTTATATCTTTATCCAACACACCAAGAAAACTCAAGCTCCTAGATATTGCGAAACTTTCAGCCATAGGTAAAGCACCTTGTATGTAAGTTCCGTTCTTCTTTTTAAATTGTTTGTAATGTCCTGTGGCTAACACTCTCTCAGGATCATAGGCTAGTATCTTGCACTTAGCAATATAGTAATCATCATGTTCAAAGACTGATGTATCAAAACCTAATTCATTACCAAACACTTGTCTGAAATATTTAATCTTGCTCCATAAAGATACAGTTGTCTGACCTGTTGTTAGGTTCTTGTACACGCCATCTTTACGACACAATTCATTTATCTTGTTTATTTTATCTATCATTTTTATTTCCTTCGTTGTTTATATTTTTAATAAATGTATCAACTTTTTTAGCAAGAGTTACTCCTACTCTTTTTGTATCTTTTAAAGTATAGTAAGTTCTTAATGGTATGTTTATTAAACTAGCCATTCTTGAAGGTTTTAAAAAATTTTTTAACCTCCATTCTTCTAACTTATCAAAAGGTATATCGTAAAAATAATTGTTATTTTTATCTTTTATTATTTTTATTTCTTCTATCATCATTATCCCCATAGTTGTTTTATTACTGCTAGTTGATCTGCACTAGCATCTTTCATAGTCCAATGTGATAAGTCAGGTTTCTCTACTAATCCTGCCATCACCTTTGGATCGCCATTACTTACTTCAAGTAATCTCTGTATGGTCATAGCTTTCTGTACCATTTCGCTATAACAATATTCTAAATGATCATCCCATAATGCAGGATGATTGTTATCAAAAATAATATATTCTTTCTCATTAACATAAAATAAAAACGGCTGCTTCTCTGTGGCTAGTCTATAAAAGGCTACTTGGTTTATGTTAATAGGATCAGGTTCAGTAGGTAGTTTCTGTGTATAAATTTTTATGTTATCTAAATCTAATCCTCTTGCACTAGGAGGTTTTGATTTTTGTTCTGCAAATAATTTATCTGACTCCCAATCTATACGACCTAATATATCTATACCTAAACCTTGTGGAGACATTGATACATATCTCTCACACATCAAAGGTTGCTTGCCAAATATTTCTTTAACTACTTTTAATACGTTCTTGATGGTGTCGTGTAATTTTTCAGTAACCATCTCTTTAATCTTATCATCTCTTTGGTCAAAACTTTCTTTTTTGTATAGATTATATT